ATCTTTATTCTTGATCCAGCATAACGGGCAAACATTACCCATTCCCCTTCCTTGCACCAAGGACCTTTAGGATATCTATCCTTGTCCTTGTAACAATCTGGACCCATTCTTAAAACTAAACCACATTGCGACGCAACTTGTTGTCTCTCTAAGGCTGTCTCGGCAAGTATTAACCCACCTTTAGTTTTCTCTTTCATTTTGAAAGGTAAAACTAGCATCCTCCAACCAGTTGGTTGCGGTAGTTTGTTTGAATCTTCTTTTGTTAGATCTTTTTCTTTTTTGACTCCTACCAATTCTTTATTCGGTAGTTTTATCTTTGATGTCGATGACTGTTCCATGTTGCTCCTTATC